ATTACCGCTAATACTTAAACCAAGAGTTCGTATCCAACAAACGTCATACATGGCGTTGTGAAATATTTTTGTAGCAGGTAGTTTTAATACAGCTTGAAACCATTTAATAACCATAGATTTATCCATGTTACCACCGCCTTCGTGTGCAATAGGATAATAACCTGACCAACCTTCTACAGCAACAGCAATACCTACAACACCGCCATTACCTATAACAGAACCTGATCCCATTTTTGTTAAGTCAGGATCTTTTGTTTCTAAATCAATTGCAATTTCATCATGCTTAGATAAATCAGGAAAATTTTGTGGTGGTATCCACTCTGTTTGTGGTTTAAATAGAGGTATCTGCATCTGTCATTCCCCAAGAATTTGGTTTCTTTTTTTCTTTTGGTTTTTCTGGATAGTCTCTGTCAATAGCCATATCAATATAATGTTTAGCTTTTAGTAAATCTTCTTTCTGATTTTTCTGCTTGTGTCTGCACAAATATTTTATAGCGTTTCCTTCTGCAAACGGCAAGTTGTTTTTGTTTATAAACTCTGACGGTTGTATGACCATGCTTCGGTAGTGATCACCACCTACCTGCTTTTTATATATATCACTCATATTATGTATCCTTTATCTTGTCTTTTAGGTTCAACGATATGTAGGTTTTCTTTTGTTCGTGTTGCTCCTACATAAAACAAACGATTCTCGTCATCTGGATTTCTTTCATAAGTATTCATAGTTGTTTGAGTTAGATCAGTTAACAAAACTACATTTTGTGATTCTCCCCCTTTTGCTGCATGAATAGTAGACAACTGTATTCTTGGTGGTTTATTTAATTGCTCACCATTTGCTCTCATCTTTCTTAAATAATTTATTCTCATTTCTCCTGCATCATCAAAAACTTTATACCATTCACTATTTACATTCAATCCATAATTTTGTTTTAACATTTCAATGTCATACAAACTTTCTTTTGCCATGCCCTTTATTTTTTTCTTGTCAAAATTTTTGGTGGTCATGTATTTAGATATTTTTTCTATTTGTTTAAAACTTAATGGTTGTCCTTTTCTTAAATATTCCCAGTCAGTGGCTGCTTCTTGTAAATCTTTTTCATAATTTCTTTTGTATCTATTTTCATAATAAAAACCTTTTCTATACAAAGAATCTTCTACATCTCTTAACATGTGTCTTGTTCTTGCTAACACCAACCACTCACCAGATGACATATCAATACTATCAACCTCAAAATGTCTGTGTAAACTACCCTCGTTTGTTTTTGGTTGCCAGGTTTTATCTATTCTATTTCTAATTCTATTTATTATACCCATTGCTAATCCATGCACTTTAGCTGGTATTCTAAACGATTGTGTTAATGGTAAATTTATCATTTGATTTTGTAATGCAATAAAAGAATCTACATCAGCACCGGCCCATTTAAATATAGCTTGGTCATCATCACCTGCAATAAATGTATCTTCTGTTTTATTCCAAATAGATTTTGTCATATCCCATTGCATTAATGATAAATCTTGTGCTTCATCTACAAACACAACATCAAAATTTGGTGATGCATCTGACTTTATAAAATTTAATATCATGTCATTAAAATCTATTAACGCGTATTCTTTTTTGTATCTTTGTAATTCATTGTATATAATTCTAAGTTTATCTCTTTCTAAATCTTGTGTGTGTTCTCTTCTGTCATACTGTTGTTCTGGTGTTATATTTCTAAGTTGTGCTAATTGTATTATCTGTAGATACTCACTGTCAGATGTAAATATACCATGATCTTCTTGGTGTTCTGCATAAGCCACAGGAAAACCTAATTTTTCACCTAAGTCTTTGTAATGTCTTGGTTGCATAACTTGATCTTTTTTTAATCCTAATTTTTGAAACGCTAATGAATGTAGCGTTCTAAAATAGGGAAGGTCATCTTCAGTATAATTAAATTTTTTCATGGCTCTATCTCTTGCTTCGTGCGCAGCTTTCTGTGTAAATGCAAAATAACCTATCTTGTCAGGATCTGTTTCTTTTAAATAATTATTAACTTTGTTTAACAAAGTTGTAGTCTTACCTGTACCTGGTGGTCCTAATACTATTGTTCTCATTATTATATATCCCAATAAGTTATTTTTTTATCTTCGTATTTTCTAATTCCTTTATAATATTCATGACTTGAAACTGATAAAGGAAGTTTTTTGATAATAGATTTTTTATCTCTACCAAATATTGTTAAGTATTGTTTTAAAAAAATAGGTATTTTTTTAGAATTTTGTTTACTAAATTTACCGTATGAATAATAGGTTGAACTCATAAACTTAATATCATTTTTGTCATCAATATTAAATATAAAATATGTATTATCATTTTCAAATTTTCCTATAAACTTAAATTCATTATTTAATTTTACAAAATCATTGAATAAAATTTTAAACCTATCATTAAAATGCATATTTTCTGTTATCATTATTTTTGGTTCTACTCGACCACGTTCTAAAGATCCAAGAGATGTTGTATTATCTACAAAAATTACATCAATATTACTATTAATATAACATTGATATTTTTTAAAACTTGGCCTTGATGTTTCTATGTATTCTATAACTGTTTTAGGTTTATTATTAGAATCTAAAATTAATATATCTGGAATTATTTTTTCTCCATTTAAATAAATTTCACGTTCCATATAAGCGTCACATTTTTTTAATTCTAAAATTGTATAACCCCAATTAACATTGGTAAATACTACACCACTTTCACTATGTTTTATTTTATACCAAATATATTTTTTCATAATTTGATGAATAGGTCCTTCATCTTTTAAATTAAAATCAATTAACATTTTCATATAGTTACCAATATCCATGCAGCTGTAAGAACTACTAATAAAATTAAATCATCTGTTGCGTTCATTAGTATGGCGCCTCTTCTTTTAATACTTTTTGTGTGTAATCTTCTTTTCTTTTGTCAAATTGTTTTACTGAAAATACAGATATTCTTTCTTTACCAACTCTTTTATCCTCACAGTTACATGTTTCTTTTAACATTTGCGCCGTTCGTTGATAGTTTATATCCCAACGTTGTCTAATTAAAAATTGATTAAAAAATCTATTGTATACAAAGTGATGATGTCCTTCGTTAGTCCACACACCACCTTTTTTAAGATCGTTTATATCAGAACCTATGTGTCTGTTTAAACAAAACTCTTCTAAATGATTTCTTAATTGATCCTGTGTTGTTACGCCTTCTGGTGGTTCTACAGGTTCGTGATTCTTCATTAATGGGTTTATTATCATATCCCAATCTTTTGGTTTAACTGTTGGCGGTTTAAAATCTAACTGTTCCATACACGCTTCTTGAAATAAACTTTGTTGTTTTAAATATTTTACATTCTCTAAAAACAATCTTTCACCATCTACGTTTAAATAATAATATGGTTTTTCTAATTTTATTTTTTGTAAGTCAGATAACAAAGGAAACGTTATTTCTTCTCCAATACCATACTTACGACTTTTACATAATTTTTTATCACATAAATTACACATGGGTGCATCATTACATTTGTATCCCCAATCTTTTTTATCGTGTTGTCTTTTTATAATATCTATTTCTGATTCACTTAATGGATCTGCTGATGCATTTATATTGAACATCGTAACTCTACTCTTCCATTCTGATGGCCATTTCTTTTTAGCATAAACACCATAATGAAACATCGCGTTGTTGCGTCCACCCTCTGGTATTTTATTTATTGCCATTAATTCTATACACGGTGGTGCATCTGAATATTCTGATGGTGGTCTTACAACTTTTAATTTTGTTAATTGATTTTGTGTTTGTTTATTTTTTTCATACAATTCATAAAAACCATCTAGACTAACAGCTTCACCCAAATCATTAAAGGCATATCTTGTTGTATTCTCATTAGAAAAGTATGGTAAATTTAAAAAATTTCCTGTATCATCTTGCGACTTTAATCTAATTTGTTTTGGAAAAACTTCTGATCCACCGTATCCTAAAACTGTTTTTATTTCTGTAAGTTTATCTCTCATTCTTTCTGCTGATACAGGTTCTGTTGTAAACAGAAAGACGTGTGCTCCACCACTCTTTGATCTACAAACAACCAAAGGTAGATTTGCTTCTTTTATTTTTGTTATTAATTTTGCATGGTCAAAACCTGCATAAGAATCTATGTCTACACAACCCCACTTGCATTTATTATCATCGTTAATAGGAATAATTCCTAAACTTTGTGTTCCTTCTAAATGTTTTTTCCACAAATTTTCAGTTACGGGTTGACGTACAATAAAAGATTGTCCTTTTACTTTTACACCGTTTTCTGCAGTTTCAGTAACTTTAGTACAACCATGAGCACGTTCCAATCCCGTAAATATATCTATAAACTTCTGCATATTTTATGACGGGCAGGTCCACGCTAGCTTTCCCGCCCGACTCCTAGGAATTTAGTAGATAGTTTCTGATTTTGTTTCTTCAGATCCGTGTTTAGCTTGCACTTCGCCTTTACCCACACTTTGTGCAAAAGATTTAGCCATGTCGTACATTGCTTTGTTTTCAACAGGACCCATCTTTTCAACTTCCCATCCAAACCATGTTCCTTTGTCGTTAGACATTTGAACAGTAGATAGATTATAAATGTGGCTGTAAGTTGGCGGAGTAAACAAACCATTTTTACCCTGCATTTTCAAACCCATCATCA